TTCTTCAATCCTGAAGCAAAGGTCGTGTTGGCAGATACGTTCGCGTGGTTGTCTGGACTAGACGAAGACACCAAAGGGGAAACCAAATGACCAACTATAACGAAAGACCTGTGCAAGGATTCGAAGGCTTATATAGCGTGTCGAGGAGCGGTTTAGTAATATCGCACAAGCGCACGACAACAAATGAGCGCATTCTGAAGCAGTATCGCAGCCCGGGAGGCTACCTACGAGTTAAATTACTAAAGAATGGCAAGTATCATAATGTGTTAGTGCATAGACTTGTAGCCACGGCGTTTATTAGCAATGACAATCATCTTCCCTACATTAACCATATAGATGCAGATAAAAGTAACAACTCGGTTGACAATCTTGAGTGGTGTACGACGGAGCAAAACGTTACTCACGCTAAATCCCTCAAACTGTACCCAGGCGGCCCAAGGAAATTAACGAACGCTCAGAGAATAAACATCATACACATGAAAGGGGAGATGAGCCAAGAAAAAATCGGTAATCTCTATGGAGTATCACAAGACCTTGTGCATTTATTACATAATGGAAAAGTGAGAATATTTATATGAAATTCGGATTAAGACTAGATGAGGTACTAGCAAACCCAGTTAATCAGGTTGCTGCTAATGAGCAACGCCTATTGAACGGCAATGCAACACGAAAAGCGACTATTGATTCTGACAGTCACGCCACTACGCAAGCCAAGCAAGCCATCACCTCACTCATAAAAGAACTGGTGGCGGAAGCGAAGCCAGAAATACCAGCACTATTTGCGAAATTAGATGACATTAGTGTGATTATGTATAAAAAAGGTACTGACGAGTTCGAGCAGAACCTATTAAAAGCATTGGAGGAAGTATGAAAACTAACACAAAGCCTGTAGACGAGGGGAAGAAGTTGGCATGGCATTACCAGATATTTCAAGCTATTCCCGAGGTTGGTGGGATTGCGCTTGAGGACCACATGAAAAAGCGAGGGTTCAGGCAACATATGCCAGATAGACACTTCTGCTACATTCATTCGGATTGTGCGTGTTTGACGGGAGAGTTCGATTTAATAATTGAACAGTTTTTTGCACAGGCAAATGCCTTGACCACAAGTAATATAGTCAAGCTTGGAATAAAACTTGTGAGGCTCTCATGACCAAGCAGAGTGACAAACAAGACAGCCAAGAAAAGCTACTTAAGCTAATAAACGACCCTGAGCTTATCAAGCGTGCTGTCGAGGAGCAACCGGCGTCATTTAAGTTAGTAAATAGGAGCGAAAAATGAAAGAACCAGTAGAAATACAGTACATAGAAATTGCCCTAAATGATGTGTTGAGATATTTTGCAAAAGACTTTGACGGCTACGTTAACCATGAAGCGTTTGTCGATACCGCAAAAAATACAGTGATATTTAAGCTAACTATTGATATGAATAAACAAACGAAACTAGCAGATAATGTTGACCATGAGTTAAGCGTGGGAAAAGAAGATGACTAACCCTATGACACCTACAGAGCAAGATAAAGAGCTACGAGAGGCTATATACGGGCTAGCGTTTGCTGTAGAAACCCACCCAGATGACTTTGTACTGCGTATTAACGAAAAGGGCGTAAATGAGCTGTTAGCCCTAATACAACAAAAGCAGTTAGAGGTCTTAAGCGATTGTAGAAGTCATGGCGAGCGTGGCGGTCACGATGTCTATACACAAACCATAGGCGAACAAGTCCTACGCAAGATAGATGAACTCTCTACACCCCCTAAGAAAGAGGAGACAGATAAATGAGCAAACTCAGAACACTGATACTCATAGTTGAGATGGACGACGGCATTTGTTACCAAGCTAACCTATCCAAGAAACAAGACTCTGCTATCCGTAGTGTGCTAGCAGCCGTATCTGAGCCACTGAGTTTGCTAGAAGACCCATTAGCACTCACACTCAATCACCCAGTGGAGCAACCCCATGAATAGCACTACTGACCACACAGATGGCAAACCAATGACCAACTATAACGAAAGACTCGCAGATGCACTAAGGCTTATAGACATAGAGGAAGGCGATGAGCCAGGAGCGTGCTGGATAGACGATAATTCAGTTGAAAAAGCCAAGCAAGCCATCACCTCACTCATAAAAGAACTGGTGGCAGAAGCGAAGCCAGAATATGGAGTAATGGGAGGTGAAATACAGCGTATTCGGAATGGTGGTAGAAATATAGCTATCGACCAGTTCGAGCAGAACCTATTAAAAGCATTGGAGCAACTATGACACCTACAGAACAAGATAGGGAGCTCCGCCAGCGAATCCGCACCACTATAACAGGAAAGGATGGTGGAGAATGAGTAATGTAGTCGAAAAGAACAATGGACGTGTCGTGGTGAGGAACTACTTTCATGAACTATGTTTTGTTGCTCAGCCGTTACATTGCGAAGAACACGGTGACACGCTACACATAACCGATAACACAGGCTCAGATTATTGCGTAAAGTGCCTAAACGGCATGGCGGCTGAGCTATGACCACACTAAATAACGATGAGCTACGTGACCTGGCCCCCAAACCACAGCAAGGAGAGAAGTGATGCACAAAGCCAAATGTAAATCGTGCGGAGAGGTCATAGTATCAAAACGCCCTGGCCACTTTGCGGCCTGCAAGTGCGGCAAATCGTTCATAGATACTGATAGATGGTTTCCTGAGCGGTACAGGCTTGGTGGTGATGCTGAACAGATAACAGATGAGGGAGAGAAGTAATGGAACTAACAGCTAAACAACTAGAAGATTTGAAAACAGTCTACGATATTCAATCAAATAAGGGTAACTGGGATTACGACCCATATATGCACGGCCTGTTCAACGGCATGGAAATGATGATAAGCATTATAGAAAACCGTGAGCCAAAGTTTCGCAAAGCACCTAAGAAATGGTTAGCTGATATACCAATGCCTGAAAATAACAGCGCAGAACAAGGCATATTGCCTAAGAAAGGATAAGTGATGGAACCAGACGCTTACTACGGTGATGATTCAGCAGATAGTGATATAGATATGAGCTTTTTAGAGGGGTAGTATGATCTACCCCGTATACTTCTAGCCCTTACTATGGTATAATACAAGGTAACTTCTTGATTCTATGTGGCGGCTTAACACCGTCTTTTTTTATATTCTCGTATCTTGAGCGAGGCACGCAGTCCTACCGTTACCGGGGCGTGTCCTAGCACCTTGTACGGCAGTTGCCGTATAGAAGCAAGAAGTGCGAGCGCAGCAGAGCCAAAACGTTATTTGTTCGATTTAGACTAATTATCTCTTGGCGCCAAAACTCTCTGTTTGCCTCGCTTGTGATGCGAGCTAATTAACTGGAGGCTTACATGTTCCCCCTAAAACAATCCAAGAAACAGGCAGCCAAACAAATATACGACTACTGCAAAACAGCAAAGAACGTTACAGATGTTATGCGATTCATCAGAACTAAGTTTGAGGTAGAGGGATGACCAAGCAAGAACTAGAAGATGCCTATTTTCATGAGTTCCTTGTATGGTGTGCTACCGCCCCTACTGAATCAGGAAGTTCAGACCTTATATTCTGGCTCGACCATAACCATCCCACAACAGATAACTTCTGGGAATATTTAGTAAGGCATCGCAGAGGAGTTTTATAAATGCTCAATCTCATCGCCTCACTATTCGGCTACTACTGTCACACTATCAATCACCCCTTTCAGCCAAAACAAATTGTCTTAACCAAGAAAGGGTATGAGCGTGAGTAGCCAGATAGAAGTTATACCACCGAAAATTGATGAATCGTACTACAAACACATGACCATGAACGCTTACCAGGTGCTATCCCAGACAAAAAAAGGCCGAGCTGACATAAGCAAGTTTACTGATGTAATCGCTGGTCTATGCCGCCAGGCGTATCTAAAAGGCCGACATGATGAGAGGAACGGGAATGCCTAAGGTCCCTACCAGCAAACTTACTCCGAAGCAGGATAAGTTCGTTAAGGGGATAGCAGACGGCAAACCTGATTATAAAGCTGCTCTTGACGCATTCGACATTAAAAACCCTACAACAAGCACAGCTAGATCAATAGCAAGTGAGTACCGAACAAAACCAAACATAAAAGAAGCTATTGACAAAGAAATGGCAAAACAAGGACTCACTATCGAGAAAATTATTGCTCCTGTAACAAAAGCCCTAGAATCGTCAAAGAAAGTTGTGACAACTGACGGCCAAATTATAGACACCGGGGAGCCTGACCTAGAGATGCAACTCAAGGGCCATGACCGGGCAGTAAAACTGATGAGCTTTGGGATAAAGAAGGATGATGGTGGCAATACCTTTAACTTTAACTTTGGCAATAAAAGCAACGCCAAGAAGTACATAAATGCAGAATAATATATCTTATGTGATTTACTATAACGCTATGAGGATGTCAAAATCGCGGCGTTATATAAATTTGTACGATAATCTTATTCGCTGGGTGATATAATGCAGATCAATTACAGGGGGTTTATACAAGATAATTTCACAATCACTACTATTACCGGTGAAGTAGTCCCGATGGTATTTAACGATATTCAGAACTATTACTACGACCAGCTAATAGGTGAATACGGTAGAGAGCTACAGGGCATACGAGAAAACATCCTAAAGTCTCGACGATTTGGCTTTAGCTCACTTATTGATGCAATGTTCGCAGCAGACTTCATACTATCGGAGATAGGAGAAATACCACTTACTAACTCAGACGTTTACAGTTATAAAGATAAAGATACCCAAGTTCTCTTTACTAGAGTAAACCAGTTTATAGATTCTTGGCTACTCAAAGACCAAGGCGGTGATTATCGCATAATTGAGCATCGCAGAGAGCTGTCGAAGCTTAGAAGCGCTTTTCTAAAGAAAGACGTACAAGGTACGGTCATAGTTGGTAGAAATGGTGCAGAGTACCACTGCTTAACTGCAGGGGCTAAAGTTTCTGGTCGCGGTGGCACCAAACAGAATATGCACTGGTCCGAGGTAGCCTTCTATAACAATACGGATATCTTGAACGCTAGGGATTTAGTAACTGGTGCAGAAGAACAAGTGTCTAGTGGCGTAGGTAAGATATTTCGAGAGACTACCGGTAACGTTACGGATGACTTCTTTAGCGAAGAATATGCAATGGGCGTAGATGGTGTAAGCGACTTTAAGAGTAGGTTCTTGGCATGGCACTTGTTTAGTAAATACAGCAAGCAAGCACCAGAAGGATGGGAGCCGCCAGAATACTACGATTTAATACGGAGTAATGGTGTGTCAATTAATCAGTGTTACTGGCACTTCGAGAAAACCCGCGGGCTAAAAGACAAACGACGCCTTAGGGAATACCCCACTACTGACGATGAGGCATTTCTGCTTGGCGGGGAGCCATTTTTTGATACCGATGCAATTATGCATTATTTGAAGAACGCTCATGATCCAATCAAAAAGGGTGAGTTCATAGGGGCGCTTGATGTTTAGGCAGTACAGAAAAATTGACCGGGGCGAGTTCTTTGTGTGCTGGGGAGATACTGCACAAGGCGGAGCAGACTCTAACTTATTGCCCTTTATATCTAAAGCAAAAGCCGATGTGCCCTTAGTGTTTCAGAAGCAAGGAACTATAGCATCTTGTTTGCCAATGATTATTCAGGCCTTAGAGTGGATATACAAAAAGACAGGTATACCACCAGTCATATGTCTAGAACGGAATAATGGCGGTGCTTCAGCTATGTATACGCTTGTTACTTCTAATACAGAAAATCACTGGAGAGTGTATTACATGAAGAAGCCAGATGGCGAAGAAACCGATCACCCGGGATGGGACACCGTGGAATGGTCGCGGGCAAAGATGATTGGAGATTGGGAGGTCGGTTTTAATTCGATGGCTTTAAGGATATATGACAAAGAGATTCTTAAACAGCACAAGACTTTCATAACTAACAAGCGAGGTAAGCCAGAAGGGGCGAGCAACACACATGATGACGGAGTTATGTCTATGGCCGGGGGGTATCAACTCTATAAGTCAGAAAACCCGCCAGTAAACATAAACACTCTAAACTTACCCAAACCAAAGAAACTTAAAATGCACGTATAGGGGGAATATGGACAAATTACCACAAACCAAAATAGGCGACACAGTATCATTCAAGTTTGGGGAGATTATCTACAGGTGCCCCGTTTATAACGGCAAAATCACTGGCATAAAAGCAGAACATCAGATATCCAACGACACGTCACGCAGCGATATTCTCAAAGACCTTATGAGCATTGCCGCCGATACGGTCGAAGGGAAAGAGGTGCAAGTTATCATAAAGGCTGACAAGCAAGGCCCCTACCGCATCACAAAAACAGTCATATCTAAAACAACTTCCGGCCGTGTTTTGTAGCTAAATTGGTATATGGTATAATGATATTAACTACAGAGACCGCGACGCCGAAGCCTGTAATCACTTACAGGCAACAGCGTGTCACCGGCAGACTTCAAACAAGAATATGAGCTTGCTAAAAAAGAAGCTCGTGAGTGGAAAAAAGATTACCCCGAATGTGAACGGATAGCTAATAACGAGCTACCCGAAGATTTAGATGAAAACGACCCAGAAACAAGCGACGGCTCTTTAGCTGCCGCTCTTTTTAAGTGGCCGAAACGCGTTGTACCAAAAGAACTTACCGGAACATTCACGGCACTCGACCGTAATGATAAATGGATAAATGAACTAGCTAAGATTGAATACCAAAACACAATCTTACCTAACTCGATTACCCAAGCACCGCCTCGACGTAAATGGCAGGACGCAGTAAGAAAAGCCGGTATCTACGGCTCAGTTCCTATCGTTACCCTACTTACAGAGGTAAACAATAAAGTCATAGCTGATTTTATCGTAGCCTACCCGTCTGATGTGGTAATGCAACCCGGCAAAATATCCGACAATGATTCAGATTATTTCTTTTGGGATATTTACTACTCAGATACCGACATCGACAACCTGATTGAAGAATACGACGAAGAAGAAAAGGCCGCCAAAAAAGAGGGGCGCGAATCGTATAACACTTGGGATAAAACCTCACTCTTAGAGCTCAAAGAAGCCAAAGACGAAGATAGAGACACCCGCGACACACCCAAAAACGTACTCAACAAGCCAGTCAAAAAAGGCGGCAAAAAGGTTGTACTCAGACTAGCACGAGGCGAGGGCGCGAAGTTCTACGCTTACGCACCGTCAATCGACAAGATTGTACGTGAGTTCGATAACCCAGACCCGACAGGCGACCCAGGTATACATTACTTGTACTGCTACCAAGACTTTATCAATCCTTACGGTATAGGCATTGTGAAGCTTGCTGGTGGCACACAGAATGTACTCGACTTCCTACGACGGGCAGACGTAAAAGCTACTCAAATTGGTATAGGTGCACCAGTACTTGTTACTGGCGACACATCAAACACTGACTTTAGCACGTTCGTGAATGCCCAAGACGCTATATGGATAGCCGGAAACGCCCAAGTAACCCGTCAGAACCTAGCCAACGGTATTTACCAAGAGCTGCCAAACCGTACAAACATGTACAAATCGTCACTGAACAACATCATCCCAATGGGCGATACGTCTATATCTGCTACGGCAGGAGATCCGTTGCAGTCCAAGACCCCAGCAGGCGTTAAGTTTGCTCAGGCTAGTTTGTCTATAGATGACGATGACATGACCGAAAACCTAATGCAGACCTACGAGGCAGTCACAAAGTCACAAATAAATGTCCATTTTGCCAACAAACAAGGCGTAGACGTTATGAACCTATCCGAACCCGAACGCAAACGGGTTTTTGAGAGTGCCCCAGAATTATTTCCACAGTTCAAAGAACAAGTTGACCCCGAAACAGGCGAAACACTGTTACCAAGTGACGAATTAGAAGTTATTTGGGATAACGCCCGGGCTAACTTTGATTTTCAAGTAGATGCCGAGCCAGACAAGACAACCGACAAAGAAAAACAGCTAGAGGGCGCAATGAAAGTCCTAGAGCTCGTCAACGCTGACCCTAATTTTGTGGTGGAAATACAGCAAGCAGGCAAGCAGTTCAATAAAGGCGAATTACTGGCTGACATCATCGGTATGCTGACCGACAACGACAAAATCATTACCGATATATCCCCAGATGAACAAGACGCTATGAACCAAGAACTAGCTCAGCAGCAAGCTATGCAAGCACAGCCACAGATGATGCAACCAGAAATAGACCAGCCAACCAAGCCAGAAACCGATCAAGACACAATCTTGCAGCAAAACATCGAAGAAGTCATGCAGACGTACGACGTAAGTGATGAAGTTGCAGCGCTTGCCTTAGACGCTAGTGCCAAAGGGTTAGGCACAGTTGATGAAATTATGCAGCAAGTGAGGGCAAGCGCATGACCACAGGCGATTTTTACACCGGTTCAACATCAGGCTCATTCGGTACGAATAAGGCCGTAAAAAAGCAGCGCAAAGAGATCAAAGAGCAAAAAGAAGATCTGCAAAACGTGCTTTTGCCTTCGTTCAGCAAGCTTATTGAAGATATCGACGCCGAGATAAAAGACAAATCTGACATTACCAAGTTTATGACCGGCGCGTATGTAACCGACGATGAAGTACGTTTTGAACTAGCAGCCCGTAGGCGCTACATCGATCTACTAAATGGCTTGAAGATGCGCTACTTATCCGCAGCGAAAGGGGTAAACAGTGAACGATGAAGTAAAAACCGAGGTTGAACGTATTGCCGAAGCCAACCAGATATTGCCCGAAGAAGTCCAAGTTGTTGATTTATCCGTTAAGCAAGACCACGTATGGGAGCACCGAGGCTTACGGCATACCTGTGTAGCCGGTACACACCCAAGGCACTTTTTTATAAGCAAAGCGTGAGTATTTGCGTAATGCGCCCAAACGGACGCGTTACGGAGCTACCCACTCCACCGAAGCGGCGGTATCCGTATGGGGCAGCACCCCTAACAAATAAGCATGGTTGACTACCTAAACCAACAGTCAGAAGGGATTGTATGTCTGACACTACAACAGACGATGCAGCGGAAAATATCGCGCTTGAAGATATGACCGACGGCATGGAATCAACCGAAACAACCGAAGCACCGGCCAGTGCTGAAGAAGCAACGGAAGAAACCGAAGCGGAAGAATCTGAAGCCGATGAGGAAACTCAAGACGGCGAAGAAACAGAGGGCGAGGACGAGGACACCGAAGCCGAAACCGAGGAAACAGACACGGAAGAAACCCGCAAAGCAGCAGCCCGCGCAGCCTACCAAGAACGTAGAGCCGCCAGGGAGCAACAAGAGGCGCAACTAGCCGCCGCCCAAGCCAACGAACTCCAAGAGTTTACCGAGTTAGTGGATGGCGACCAAGAGCAAATCGCTTTCAAGCAACAACAGCAAGCCTTTTACCAAACAACAGTATCAACGAATACTGACCGCCTGACGGCGCAAATCGACCAAGCGAAGACCATACCGGTTTTTCAAAATATGTCACCAGCCGTCGAAAGAGCATTTAACGACGCAATCGATGAGTTTCTTGTCAAAAGCGTTAGCGTAGATGCACTTGGCAACCCATTGCAGGTAAGGGGCAGCTTGTACGACTTTTTACAAACGAAAGCAAGCCTCATTGAAGATTTGACGCGAGTGGGGGCAAAACAGGAGAAATCCAACATTGCCAAGCAACGGGCAGCGGTAACACCAAAGCCATCTGGCAGCCCACGAACGCCAAAAGTAGACAAAGACCTCGCAGATTTTGATTCTGCCTGGGATTAAAAAACGATGGGGCATAAGGAAGGAAACTAACCATGGCTCAGAACTTAGCCACAAAATATGCCAAGAAAGTCAGCGAGCGGCTCCATAGCGAGTCAATTGTTGACGCCATCACTAACAAAAACTTTGACTGGACCGGTAGCAACGCCATTAAGATTTATAGCGTCAATACCATGGGTATGAATGACTACCAGCGCTCAGGCGATAACCGCTATGGTGACCCTGAAGACGTTGGTACGACCTTGCAAACATGGACGCTCGCTATGGATCGCGCTTTTTCCGGTATCATAGACCGCCTCGACAACTCACAGAGCCAAAGTGTCATGACCCCCGGCTCGGTGCTTGCTCGCCAGTTGCGCGAGAAAGTCATCCCAGAAATAAACACGTATGTCATGGGTGTAATCAACACCGTAGCAGACGCAGCCGCACGCGACGATATCGTCACCGATGCTGCGACTACTGCCGCGAATGCTTGGGTCAACTTCCTCGCAATCCGCGCTGATATCCAAAACAAACTCGGTGGCACTAAGGGCTTTACTGCCGTTATGACACCTCAATATTACAACTTCTTGAAGCAGTCCGGTTTCGTCCTCGCATCTGAAAAAGGTCAGGGCAAGCTGGAAAGCGGTAGCCTTGGTACTGTTGACGGCTGTGAAGTCGTTATCAGCAACACCACGGAAATGCCGACCAACACTGACCTCATCCTTACCCATAAGGACGTTACAACGTTTGCAGACGTTCTCACTGACTATGTCACTCATGAGAACCCACGCGGCGTGAACGGTTGGAGCCTCGAAGGTCGTATTAGCTACGATAGCTTCGTGGACACAAATAAAGTTAATATGGTTGGTATCCACCGCACTGCCTAACAAAGTTAACTTGAACCTTTACAATCTATGTGGTAAAATGTAAACAACTAACACAGGGGTTTACATGTCCACAAAATGCGAGGCTAACAACTGTAGCAACTACCAGTACTGCAAAAAATATTGCATGAAACATTACGCAAGGTACAGGAAATATGGCGATGCTAATTATCCTGTAAAGGAGCATAAGTCACGCTATGAAGTGCCAGATACTTGCGAAATGAAAGGTTGCGATAAACCCCACATGGCTAAGAACTTGTGCCAAAAGCACTACACAAGGCTAAGGAATAATGGCGACCCGAATGTAGTAAAGCAGGTAGTAGGAGAAAACAGGGCAAGCCACCCGCTCTACAAGCTATATCATGGGATGAAAAACCGATGCTATAACCCGAATAATACTTTTTATAGGTACTACGGCGGGAGAGGTATAGAAGTGTGCGACAGATGGTTAGGCAACGATGGATTTAGTAACTTTATTAAAGACATGGGCGAACGACCGGGAGAACACACGATTGATAGAACCGACAATAGCAAAGGCTATTCACCAGATAATTGTAGATGGGTTACAAGAAGCGCGAACCAATTCAACAGACGTGTTCAATCAAATAGCACAACTGGGGTAAAAGGGATTCACTTCTACAAAGCAAATAAAAAGTGGACAGCATACATAGATATACCAAAAGGCAAAAGAGTGCATCTAGGCTATTTCGACACAAAAAAGGAAGCCATAGACGCAAAGAAACTGGCGACAACTAACTAAAGGAGCAACCAAATGCAAGACGTAAAAATTGAACTTAAAAACATCGATAATCAGGTAAACGAGCTTGAAGTCGTAAAGAAGAAGGCCGAATACCTGACCAAACAGCGAATAGTGCAAGAGCAGCAGGCAAAAGAGCTGAAAAAGCTAGAGCAAGCTGCTGCGGCGGAACCGAGCGACACTGCTGCGGTTGCTCCTAAAAAATAACTGTTAATCTAACACCCTTAGGAGGGAACTTAACATGGCTCAAATCAACTTAAATGGATTCGGCTACAACGAGAGCGAAGCCGTAACCGGTGCAAAAACACTAGACGAAGGCGATAGCGGCGTTGTGCAAAACGTCACCGCTACCGCTACGGTTACCCTACCAGCAACCGTTGTAGGTACTGCCTACATCGTTCGTGTCGGTGCCGACGGCATTACTGTAAGTGTCAGCCCTGCAGCAGCAGACAAAATCATGGGTAACGGCTTTACTTCTGCCGATAACAAAGACCTCGTCTTTACGTCACAGGCAAAGGGCAGCTACGTTGTCCTTGTTGCTGACGGCGTAAACGGTTACTTCGTTCATCGCATTAAAGGTACCGCAACCCGCGAAGCCTAAAACTAATGAGCCCCTGCCACGCCACGGATAGCGCAGGCTCAAGCCGGAACGCTACGGCATACGGCAGGGGCAACCCAAAGAAAGAACATCATGCCCCCAGCATATAACCACAAGAATATCTCCTCTGCTACTACCACAGTTGTGAAAAGTGGTGCAGGGCTTTTGCACTGTATTACCATCAATACAACCGCAGCCGGTACGATTACCGTTTACGACAATACGTCAGCGGCAGGTACAAAGATTGCGACTATCGCAGCATCACCAGTCATCGGGTCTAACTTCATTTTTGATGTTGCCTTTACGACTGGCCTTACTGTAGTCACGGCAGCAGCAAGCGATTTAACGGTAAGTTACAACTAACATGGACTCAGTCACCAACACCATACAGGCAATTGCCAGTAACAAAGAAGACCTAATGAAACAGCAGCGTTACGCTGAACGCCATTTAGAGTCTTTGCAGGCTACGCAATCGCTAGAAAATGCCGTGGTGTCGGTGGCTAAGTACCTGACAGAGTATTTAGACAACTACACCGCAAAAACAGAGGTTTTGAACCCAACCAAAGTAGTGTCTACGCCTGATATAGTGCATGTCGTAAAATCTGTGATGGACTTGAGCGAGACTGTCAAAGCGTCGCGCTTGGATTTATCACCGATTGTTAGCAAATTGGAAGCTTTAGAAGCCCAACTGCAAGCCATACCAAAGGAAAAGATAGAATTACCCGAACAAAAAGAAGCGGTTAGTGTCACCAACCTAGCCGATATTGATTTTTCTAGCCTAGAAGAAGCTATTAAGGCAATCGACCTACCGCAAACCGACATTAAGCCGATTCTGAAAAGCCTTGAGGCCGTCGTTAAAGCCGTCACAGCAATCCATGTGCCAGAAACAGACATGCAACCAATGTACAACATGCTTAAAGACGTTGAAGATGCAATAAAGGCGATCAAATTAGACGTACCAAAAACAGATTTATCTACCCTAGAAAAAGAAGCCAAAAAACAGACCAAAACCCTTGAAAAGATACTGGAAAAACCAACCGGCGGAAGCGGTGGTGGCGGTTCGAGTTGGGTAGCTGTGAATGATGAAGGGATAGCGCAACCTCTTAAGATTAACGCCGATAACGAGGTATTGACTAATGCGCTCACCGATGCAGACTTACGTTCTGCGCCAGTACCAACTACAGACACCACAGCCCAAGCATTACTACAGCAAATTGAGGCGAACACTGAGGCGATGCAGGCATTATGCGTAGTCGTGAAAACACTCCAGCAAGCCACGGTCAACCCACCGTACATAGATAAATCTGCAAACGCCATCCGCAATCAGGTGCAGTCTGGCACCGTGACCACCGTGACCACCGTAACTACCGTGACGAACCTTACTAACTTTGGCACCCAAGCTGCCGATGTGACGTATCGAATAAATAGTCTAACTGCTTGGGCTAACAGTGTAAGGAGAACCATAAGCTAATGGCAAACAACTTCAAACGTATTATAGACCGACAGGCATGGGTGCAAGTTGCGCCTGCCCCTAACGCTCATGCGGCTGGTGCTGGTATGGCATCAGATTTGCGTAATGATTTATCGCGCAACCCATTCGTGTATCAACTTGTTTCTAACACTGTGCTGAACCGCTATAACGCCATAACGAAAGCATGGAACTTCGTCGTATCTCCCGCACTTGCTGGTACGTTCGGTTCTGGCGCTGGTGCAGTGTTCGCCCCGTCGCTTGGGCTGGTAGGGTCAATCTCTACAGGCTGTACCACGACTTCTATCACGACATCTACGGCTATGACCGCAGTTGCCCCAAACATGTTTGCAAACCGAGGCGGTTCTGGCGAATATGGGTTTAGGGTACGCATCATCGGGTCATCGGCTGGTGGTTCAGGCAAAATAGAAGAACGTTGGATTATTGGGAACACTGGTGGTACGACACCAACACTATTACTCAATGCGGCACTGTCCTTTACCCCAGCGTCAGGCGATACATATGAAATCTTGGGTGGCCGCGTATTTATGCTTGGTTCCGGGACCCTAGCATCTGGCTCGTGGAAATCTTTTGAGGTGGCCGCTAATACACTAGCGACGAAAACCCAGACTAACTTAGCCGCAACAATTAGCACCGATTTTTCAGCACTAGCGCTTGATGAACAATATGTACCATACGACCACAAACCAGGTGAGGGCTTTGTGATAGGCGCAAGCACATACGACGCTGGCTCTGCTAAAGGCTGCTTATCAGCTACCGCTACGGCAGCAGGTACCATAACAGGGCAGGCAGCCGCAGGCGATGCCTCTGTGCTCGCCAACGAATACCGCAACTTCCAAATACGCGTCGTAGAGGATACCGCTACCCCTACAGCCGTAAACCAGCGTAGGGTAATTGCCTCACATACTGCGGGCCCGAGCGCGGTATACACGCTTGGCACAAACTGGACAGTACAGCCAAGCGCAACAGCCAAGTTTGTCATCGAATACCCGAACCTCATCATACTCAGAAGCACCGCGACTACCTCTCTATACACCTATAACTACGGTACCGCGACGGTGAACAATGGTACTGGTTCAATTGCTGCTGATGCGTGGAGCACCACATACTTTGCGGCTGCTGGTAACGCACATGGCGCTGGTGTAACAATGTTCCCGTCGTTCGGTATAGGACCAGACACGGCAAAAAACTCCCGTCATTCGTATGTCTATTGTTTCAGAGGGGGCAACACATCACTTGACCTATTCGATATAGCGGGTGGGGCTACTGGTTCGTGGTCTGCAGCTGTTGTTTATGACGGTTCAGGCGCTGCCACACCAAACACTGGTACGTGCGGGAAATATGCCCCATTCGATAATACTGGTAGGTTTGGGTATATGAATATTTATGTTGCTTCAGCAATCAGCCAAATATATAGGTTTGACGTGCAAAACCGCGTACTTATGCCATTTACCCCAACGGATTGGATTCAGTCTGGTACTGCTGCTACTGGCGACAGGCTGGGAACGATAGTAGCCATAGACGGCACAGATAAGTACACAAACATCGTACTGCTTTCTCACTTGTCCACTATAGCCCAAGAGCTGATTGTTCAGACGTAACGTGGTATAATATAGGCAAGAACGTGTAGTGACCTCGAAGCAGTAGGCTACACGGAAGCTACTACAAGACCGCGACGCCGAAGCTGTAGCAAGAACTCACAACCTATCAAAGAGACCCCGACGCGGAAGCCAGAGCTAGATTGATTGAGAGCAATCTTAACAAATCTAATTAGCTTTTCGAGCTACGCATCTTTTACAATTTAGATAGAGAGTTTTTGCGAGGTTTAGAGTTGAATTAAACTCGTTTCTGTGGTATAACAGAAGTATGAACAAGCTATGGGGAAGAAAGATAATATTGGGGCTATTAGCAACCACTATCATATTTTATGGGTTAGGCCTGTACTCTTGCCAAAAAAGTTCACTAAATAGTATTAGCTCACTGATAAGCGCCATCTATCATAACCCAGCACCAGATGTCGATCTAAACATAATAGGGCAATCAGTAAACAATGAGCGAACAAAAGTAGGTTTGCAAGAGCTGGCAAAAGACCCCCGACTTGATGCGGTAGCCCAAACAAAATGCAATGACATGGTAGCTAAAGACTACTGGAGCCATAACGCCCCTGACGGGAAAACACCATGGGATTTTTTGAAAGAGGCTGGCATTAGTTATGCCACAGCCGGAGAAAATTTAGCGTATGGGTTTAGCGATGCTAATAGCGCAGTCACAGGGTGGATGAATAGCCAGGGCCACAAGGATAATATATTAAACGCTGAATATACAAATGTTGGATACGCGCAGTGTAAATACGCAAAAGAATCAAAAGAGGGCTATAGCACCATAGTGGTCCAAATTTTCATAAAGCCGTAGACCAGAATATAACCCAGCAAGAACTCTCTATCTAAGTGAAAGATAGGGAGTTTTATTTATGGGATGGAATTTAGGGCAAACAGTTAGTGATTTAATCGGCGGGATCGACTTAACACCAGGGTTCAATATAGCTAGGGCAGATAATGGATTCCCCATTATTGCCGCGTCAGGAACGAATAACCTAATAGGCACTGGCAGCCTAATAGGCACTGGCGGTAAGGTGCTTGGGGCTGCAAACGCCAACGGCCAAAAAACCACCCCAGGCGACCGCTACGCAGGCCAAACCAACACTGACGGGTATGGCACTGGTTCAGGTTCCGGCACTAACAGCTCCGGCTACACTAAGGCCGAAGTAAACGCCCTGGGCGCTCAGTACGACACGGCTATTGAAGCACTACGCAGGCAACTTGGCCTGGTCGACACCACCCGCCAGCAAGGGCTGGATGAACTTAACACTACCTACAGCAACCAGTTAGGCCAGGGCACCCAGAAATACGCTACTCAGCTAGGCGACAACGAACGAGACCGCGTAAAGACGTTAGAAAACGTAGATAACACCGCAGCCAACGGCTACCAGAACTTACGCCGTTTAATCGGCTTATCTGGCAGTGCCAACCAATCCGCCCTACAAAACGCTAAGTTTGCAGTATCTAAGGATGCCAGCGGCAAGCGCCAGAACGCCATAGATGTATACGGCAAGAACGAACGGGATATAAACAGCGCCGAAGCACAGTTTAAGCAGAACCTACTCGACGAAAAGAACAGCCGCGAAAAGAGCTTCTTGCAAGGCTTGTTAGAGCAAAAGAATACGCTCGAATCCAGCCTGGGCGAAAAACGAATGAACCGCGCAGCCCTTACCAGCGATAACTACGATGCTATCAAGGCAGCTTATGCCCCGTCGCAGGCAGCTATTGATGCCAACAATGCGGCAATGAATGACCTGACCACCAAGTACCGCACCCCGCTTGCTACCACGGCAGATGCCCCACAGTTATCTGATTACACCGTAGATAAAACTGCTATTAACGCATCTAACCAAAGCGGCGAACAAGAATACAGCCCATACAGCGCGTTCTTGCTCCGCAAAAAACTGACCGGCCAAGCTTAATTTAAGGAGGTTTTATTATGCCTTCTCTATTTAAGAAGCTAGTAGACCAAGTAAACCCGTTCGACGGTGGTAAAACATGGAGCAACCCTGCACCAATGCCCAAGAAGCAGCCAGCAGCGGTCACACCAGCACCACGGCAAAACAGCATGAGCATACAAGGTGGCAACCAATTCCGTATGCCATCTGCTACCGTAAGGCAGCCGCAGAACACGTCTGCTATGAGTATGCCAAAACTAACCCAGCCGACTCTCAACCGCAGCAGCTTTGCAAACGTCAGCCAGCCAACCTTCGACACCTTTGCTAACAGCAAGTTCTTAACACCAGAACAGAAGATAGCCAAGCTGAGGAAAGTGGATCAGGATAATGCGCCGCAGAAGTTCAATGTAGCTCAGGCTGGCGTGCAAAGTTACAATCGAGCAGCCGGCAGTATCGGCGCAGGTCTCGGCCGTTCTGTCGTAGGGACTGCACAGGGCGTATCTGGCATAGTTGATCTAGCAACGCCAGGAACAGGCACAAGCAGAGTAAGCCAGGGGCTAGATAGGGCAGCTAAAAGCATAGACAACACCGTAAAGCGCAACAACCTATCCCCTATTGCCTACAAAGTTGGTCAAGCTGGTGGTGACATATTGCAGTTTGCGGCACCTGGGGCAATTGCTAAAGGCGCAGCAAAGGCAACACAAGGCACAAGAGCAGCCAAAATAGGGCAGCTATACAACGCCGGAAACAACGTTGTTACTCGAACCGCAGCAAGAGTGGCGGCACGCGGAACTGCACCGGCACGCATAGGCGCACGAGTAATTGAGGGGGCAACGCCGCAAAGCCTCTTGAACATAGGCGCAGGTACCGCATTTGACCTAGGCACCCAGGCATCTAAAGGCCAAGACATAAATCTCAAAAATGCTGGCCTTTCCCTCGGCATGAATGTTGGTATGGGTGTTGGTCTGCCCGTTGCTATGCAGGCAGCCGGTGAGGGCGCAAGGGTTGGCGCAAGACAGCTCAGAAAAGCCCCAGCAGCAGCAAAAAACGTCTCAAACGCAGCTAAAAAAGCCAACGAAGTGATGTTTACGCCACGCAAGAGCCTAGAAGACCAGTACACCTTACGTGACCTATCAGACCACTACGCAGGTGCCAAGGAACTACCGCCAAAAGTCCTCTCAGACACTATTGGCAAGGCTAGAGAAATAGCCGCAAGATATGGGGTAGACCTTGCTAACGGCGCACCAAATGTACAACTAGAGCGCATCAATTCATTACTTGATACCGTAGGCCAGAGAAACCAGGCTATGGCGCAGGGCGGCTATGTAAAAAACCCATTCTACAAAGAGGGCGCGCCGGCAGAGAAGACCCCACAAGCGGGCAAGCCAGACCCTACCGCAGCATTGAAGCAGGAGGCGAAAGACATAAAAATCCGAACACTCAAAACAGCAGACGGAAAAACTGAATACGTTGCTCAATTTGGGAATAAAGTAACTGATAGAGTAGGGCGCGAAATAGGGTTTAAGGCAACTTCAACATCGCCTAACTTCAAATCAGAAGGTGAGATGAATAAATGGATAAAGCAACAAAGTGAACTACCTCAATCCCAACCCCCAGCCCCAAAGGTAGAAGCACTACAGCCTACGCCAGCCCCCGTTAAGGTAGGTAAGGAAACACCTAGTAGTAACAGTCAACTTGCCTCAAATGTATTGAAGAACGATGATATTGTACGCTCTGTAATGAATGGTGGTGTATTCAAGTTGAAACTAGATAACGGCAAGGTTGTTGCATTTGGCGACCCTGCAACCATAGGCAGAATTGGTAATGGGCTAGGTGACGATGTGACAGATGTTTTGCCAGTTACTATAGGCAGAGGTAAAAGTGGGAATGCCTCAACTGGTCAACCGAGACTCATACTACAAGACCAGAACGCACTCGTACAGCTCAAAAGAGCATTAGGTGAAACTGATACACCAAAGACAACCGTTAGCGAGAGACTACGGCAAAAGTGGGGAGAACCAACAGCACGACCTACAGCTAATCCAGCCCCAAAGGTAGAAGCACCACAGTCTACAGTAGCCCCCAAAACTTCTATAGAAAACGCTATCAATCACTATAAACAGAACCCTACCGGTGGCTTCGATATTGAGGGTTATATCAAAGAGAACTACCCCGACCAAATGCACCGACTGGAACAAGCCAAACAGGAACTAAAAGCCGAAAGGCTTGAATCTCGAAAGAGTGAAGCTGAGTTTATGAAACGCGCCAAAGCTGATGAAAGGAAAGCAACGGAGCTGTCGAACAAACTTGTGGATGATCTGATGAGCCGTCCACCAGCTAAACCAAAACAACCCCCTACCCCAAAGGTAGAAGCACCAACCCCGACGCACCGAACATGGCAAGAACTCATGGACACAACCGAGAAGCCACTTACAGACTACAAAGTAGGTGATAAAGTAACCACCGATACAATGTACGGTCAGGTGACTGGGAAAATAACCAAAGTACCTAACTTTTCTGAAGATATTAGAATCAAAAACAATAACTTCAAGATAAAACTCGACGAACCACTAAAACTTCCAAACGGGAGAAAAAGCCCAGACACAATAACTGCGGATGGCAGACACTTCTCAACAGATGGTAAGGCTATGAGTGTAGAGCCTACAACCCCACAAGCCCCAAAGGTAGAAGCACCACAGGGCGCACCAATAGAGAAGACCCCCTCGGCCAAAAAATTCTTAGAGCGTGACCCTATGCAACAGGTGTTTGACCAGAACCCTATGAGCGTTGATGAAGTCATTAAACAACGCGGCAGATACGCAAAAGAAGTGGCTAACAACGACAAAATAAACGCAAACTTTGCTGCAAACGGTGCAGAACTGCCGGTATATAATACGAAGAAAACAAGTATGCTCGATAAAGCCTTTCGCTCAACTCGTTCAATCATCGAACGACAAGGCGAAAAAGGTAAACAGTTAGCTAACATGCTGCAGCAGCAACGCGACAGTAAGGAGTTGTGGGCAAGAGATATTGAGCGCAGACTGCCGACTGTTAAAAAGCTTAACGATAAAGAATATGCAAACTTCGTAAACGCTACACAGGGCGAAGAATTGCCATTGAACCCAAAGGTTACAAAAGCAATAACAGAGTGGCGATCCGTACATCCTGAGATACGAGACAGAGCTATAAAAGCTGGGCTTGATGTAGGAAATTTGGGCGAGACATACTATCCACACTTCATCGACTTTGACAAGGTATTCAAAGACAAAAATACCTATAATGCCGCAATAAATCACCTCGTTAAGACTGGGCAGGCTCCTAACGCAGAAGAAGCAATAAAACTCTTGGGCTATGCTCGTGATGTATCGCGTAATCGACAATTCGGAAATCTTGAAGCCTCTCGTATGATTGACATACCCTTTTACGATAGAACTAAGGCATCGCTTGGCTCGTATATACAAGGCAGTGCTGATCGTATTACAAAAACTGAGATATTTGGCAAAAGTGATGAAAACGCGCTAAAACTTATAGCTGATTCGGCAGTAGATGGCGCAGATACCGAAGCTATGAAAAATGCCTACGATATTGCTGTAGGCGCTAAGAAGTACAACCCTACAAGCCAGAAAATATCTGGGGGAATCCGTAAGTACAATACCGTCACAAGACTAGGGCTCGGGGCGCTAACGAATGTATCACAGAACGTAAACACCGGCATCGTAACGGGCCACATGCGGACACTTAGGGCGATAACTAAACAATTAAGCCCAGAAGCTAGACGATGGGCCGATGACACGGGCGTAATATCCGATGCGGTGATAAATGACCTAAAGCATGGTTCGGGGTACGAAACATTTGGAAGCACAAAACTCGGTAAAGGTATTAACCTAATCACCGCTCCTGGGTTTAAGCAGGTTGAGACATTGAACCGGCGCGTGGCGGCAACTTCCGGCCGTGATTATGCACTGCGGCTTGCTCAAAAGGGCGATACAGCAACGCTACGCAAACTTGGTGTTACCGGAGAGATTAAAGGGAATACCCTAACAGACGCACAGCAAGTGCAGGCAGCTCGCAAGGTAGTCGAAAAGACACAGTTCAAGGTAGACCCTCAAGACTTACCAGGATGGGCGGACAGCCCCGGTGGAAAGCTCGTGGCTCAGTTTAGAACATTCTCATACAACCAGGGGAAATTCTTTAGCAACGAGATACTAAAGCCTATGGCAAAAGGTAATTATATGCCTCTTGCTAGGCTTATGGCATCGTTACCTCTGGGGTTTGCGCTGTACGAGACTCGCCGGGCAATTGACGGTAGGCCAGAAGAAGAAAACCCAACTAAGATAGCTCTGCAGTCATTCCAGAAAGTTGGTGGCGCAGGGTTAGCTTTCGACATTTACCAGTCGCTTAACCCGATTGGCAGTAAATACTTACCCTCTGACAGACGGCAAAGCATGGCTGCAAGTGGCATAGGGGGGCCAACTGTAGGCACATCCATGCAAGCAATCGGTGCAGCATCAGATTTAATACAGAGAAAAAATACACCAGAAGATACCTCACGGCTTGATGGAAAAGTAGCGATTGCCAATACTGGGAATACATACACGGATGCAACCCCAGCAGCTAGGTTTGCGCTACAGCAGATACCGATAGTTGGAACGCCGATAAAAAACCGACTACTCCCGTTCAAAAAAGAAAGTGTGGCTGATACTGGTAAATTGCCATTTGAAGGTAAAGCAAGCGCCGCGCCGCTAACAGAAAAACAACGCAATGCTCAAATAAAATTAGCCTTCGGCACAAAAGAGGGCAAGGCAATGCTTGCGCTCAAAACCGACGCAGAGAAGCAGAAGCAATACCCTGAACTATTTAAGCAGTACAAAGCTATGCAAAAGGGCTTGAGCGATAACTCTACCGGCAATAACCGACCGGATAATTTCGATAAACTCTCTGATGCAGCAAAGGGCTTTTACGACCAGCAGGCGCGGCTAACTGATGAGGGGAAGAAAGCATGGTTAGATAAACCTACTAGCGGTAAAACTGCCAAAGCCTACAAAAATATCAACGCCTGGAAGCCATCCGGCTACCCCGATGTGCCTAATACGAATAAGGTAGCCGCAATGTACGCCGAGTTCGACAGCAACGCTCAAAAAGGCAAGTGGACAGGTACGCGGCTGATGCAAGAGAAGAAAAAAGTACTTCAGAACGCCTACAAGTCTGCACTCGACGATAACGAAGCATATGCGTTCAAGGCGAATGATAGCGACCTATACGACATGATACAAAACGGCGAAATCAGCAAAGAAACGATGGATAAGCTTGTGGCTCTTGATAACAACTTGGTCAAGATAGGAGCATCGGCGGCAATATCAAAGAAGCTACGCAAAATATTAGGTTACGCAGCAGCGCCGACTAAATCAGGTGGGTATTCTGGCTACACCAGTAAGGGCAGCAGGAAAAGCAGCGCCGCGAATAAAAAAGCTGTCGCAGCAACCATATCTGGTATATCAGATATCTACAACATTAACAGCTCAAATCAGAAGAAATTGCGCCAATTACTTGGCTTAACGCACATGTCATAAAGGGAGAAATATGGTACAATGTAATCAAAATCAGAGACCGCGACGCCGAAGCCTGATGCAACAGCTAGGCACGCAATGTTGGTCTCATCTCTTGTACAGGAAATAAGCTATAACCTTAGAGGCTTAGACGATGCCGCGCCCTCTGAGGGCTCCGACGAAGCCAACTACTGGTTATCTTTAGCCAACCAGAAAAAAGATGACTGGGCGGGCGACCCGAATGAAAACTGGACATCGTTATTTGAAGAACGTGCTTTAGTTGCGACCATTGCGGCTGGTGATAACACTTACAATCTTGACACAGACTTTATCCGCCTATCAGATAGTGTTTTTGTCACAGTAGGCACGAATCAATCAGAATTTACGACAACCGAACCCGAAAACCGCGCCAAAAACAGCACATCAGTCTATACATCAGGCAAAAACCCCAAAGTATTGAACTTCAACGGGCAGATTAGCGCTACCTCAATTTACGCAGGGGGAACTATTACCGTACCTGGTTATTACTTACCTGACGATATGACCGCCTTTACGGATACCGTACCAGTCGACGATCCGCATTGGCTTGCTATGGCTGTAGCCTCAGAGGTTGCATTTAACGATACGTCATACGAAGACAAAGCCCCCGACCTACTCGCAAAAGCCAATGAACTCTACACCAGCATGCGCGCAAATAACCGCAAGGGCACATCGACCACGCCTAAAACCGTTCAAACGCAGCTAAAAAAGATTAGAGGCGTTGCGTAATGTTGACTTTGAGCAAGCGCCGTTCAGCGCGTAAAGCTAGGCAAAAGATAGATATACACCAAACGTCTTTTGACGGTAGCTATCAATCTACCCGCAGCAATTCACGCAGAGCGCGCAACTCATTGTCAGATATGACAAATATGGAACTTGTACAGGACAGCATACCACGCATTCGTATGTCTACTGTACGTTATGGTACGCAGCCAACATCACCTGTCGTAGGGCGTGGCAAGTATCGCTACAACGGCGAACGCTACGAACTATTTATGTTCAATGATAGCGGAGTCGGTAAAGTCTACAAACGAAAAGATGGCGGGGCATACACGCTTATATCAGGTGCGACATATTCAGTGAGCGCATGGAGTGGTTTCACGCAGTCTAAAACCAAAGTATATATCTACAACGGTATAGACAACCTTACCTTCATAGACCTTGCCACATCCACTATCACCCCATATACAGCCCTCGCAACCCCAACCGCGCCGACACCGACCCGAAATGGTATGTCAGGTTCAAATTACACCTACTACTACAAGGTGTCAGCTAATAACGCCGTAGGTACATCCGCCGCCTCGACCGCTGGTACGCAGGCAGTTAGCAAAATACGCGAAAACTGGACAGCAGGAACCGACTATATGACTGTTTCATGGAGCGCTGTATCCGGTGCGACTTCGTATAACGTCTATGTCGGTACGACTGCTGGTAATGAAAAATTAGTTACCACGGTAGCCGGATTAACGTGGACAGATGACGGCACATTAGTAGCCGACCCATTCACACCAGCACCATCAGGCAATTCTAGCGCTGGGATGGTGGCAAAACATATCTATAACGATTCGCGCAACTCGCAGTTAATCGTAGTCGATAACAACAATACCATGTGGTACTCCGCGCCTGGCACGGGTGACTTTTCGCCTTATGACGGCGGTGGGAACGTGCCAATTGATGAAAATGGCGACGGTGAGCTTAATTTTGCAGACGGTTTCAGGGACGGAAAGGGCAACCCCGTTATCACCTTGTCAGAACGTGGCGCAGCCGGTAAGGGCAAGATGTACCACGCCACGCCGGATACTCTGACCTATGGTGACCAAGTAATCCCCTACTGGAACGTCTACGAAGCCAACGGACAATACGCGCCGTATGCACCCCGTGCAGTCGTAAAACTGGGCGATTCTTTGGTATACCCAACCGGCAATGACTTCAAGACCACCGGAACATCACAGAATGTCGTCAATATCCTTACTACAAGTTCAATTGCACAAGTCTTAGCCGATGACCTGCCAACTATCAATCTTAGTGCCTTAAGCGGTGCCGTGGGCGCAGAGTTCGACAACAAAGCCTTTTTTGCCCTCCCTATAGGCACGAGCTACAACAACCAAATTTGGTACATGGATAGCGCCCGAAAAAACGCCTGGGTACTCAGGTGGACATTTGCCGGAACTACTAGAGGAGAAATACAGGACATCTGGACAACCGAGGATAACAGTGGCGTAACCCATTTTTGCATATTAGTTGATGGTGTCATTTTGGAGTTCACCCGTAACGTCTATAGCGAAGATGACGGCGTAGCGTTTAGCACGCGATGTGCGTTTAGTTCGCTTGTGTTCGATGAGGATGGCCTAGTGATGGCAAACATCCGCAGGCAGTATTACAAGTTTCTCAGCCCAAGGGGTGAGATACACGTTAAAGCCACCGGCCTCAATAAAGACGGCCAAGTAAACACATTAGGTTCTGGCACATTCCAACAAAAAGCCTCTTTAGTTGGTTGGGATAAATACTTGTGGGATACGAAAACATGGGATAGCGACCCTGGCACAATCTCAACTTACACAAAATCTATCGGCTCTAAAAAGATAAAAGTCAACGCCAAGATGATAAACCAGCTTGACTGGGAAATCACCACATCAACAAAAGGCTGTGACTATCTTTTGAGCGCAGTAAACACGCAAGGTACAACCAATAACAAGCGTAAATTAGGAGATTAAGCAATGGCGGCAGCAACAGACCTATTCCAGTATGTAGGAAACGAAACAGCAACAAACTTATCCAGCCCGTATACATCGGGCGGTACAACTGTAACCGTAAACAGCACGGCAGGGTGGCCTACGACTACCGGCGTAACATTTGCAATTGATTCTATAGCCATGAGCGGTACGGACGAAGTACAAACGCCTGGAACGTTGACGCTCTACCACGGCGTCGTAGCAAACGGCACGACAATCAGTAACGTTGTACTAGCAACTGAAAGCCCGAACTCAGCGCAGAATTATGCAGCAGGTTCGCTCACTCGTGTTTATATGCCAGTGTCAGCAGCACAGCACAACAGAATGGCTGAGGGCATACTTAACCATGCAGACCAGGACGGAACCCTAAAAGCCGGTGCGGTAGATAATGCAGCTGTACTGGCTTCTGATGTAGTCACCACCGCAAAGATACTAGATGCAAACGTAACTAGCGATAAAGTTGCTGCTGGTATGGTTGTGCAAGTAGTTACTGCTACTTACAGTGCAGTAGCAACAGGTACAACAACTATGCCTTACGATGATACCATCCCCCAGAACACTGAGGGTAACCAAATAATGACACTAGCAATAACACCAAAATCTGCAACTAACCTATTAGTTATTGAAGTAAATGCACAACTAGCACATTCAGCAATTACAAATGTTTCTGCTGCTTTATTCCAGGATAGTACCGCAAATGCCTTGGCTGCTGGCGAAATTACAGAGGAAAATGCAAATTTTGTGAAAAATGTGCCAATATTGCATAGAATGGTTGCTGGCACTACATCAAGCACTACGTTCAATGTTAGGGCTGGTGGTAGTGATGCTGGGACACTGACATTCAATGGTACTAACGGGAATCGAAGATTTGGCGGCATCACTACTTCGTGGATAAAAATTACAGAGATTAAGGCATAAATGGAAGATTCAGGAATCATAGCAAAAAGAAACTAAACACTATGCCAGAAGAACTACCGCCACCAAAGACAATCGAAGAAATGGGTATACATTTTGTGTACCTTCGCAAAGCCCAAAACGACACCGCCAATGCGCTAAAAGAGGTAAACGAAACCCTTAAAGACATGCGCGACGGCTCAATTACGCGCAAAGAATTCGACGACCGCGTTGCTCACTCAGACGGCATACTCAACGACCATGAACGACGCTTGAAAAGAATTGAAACGGAAAACCAGTCAACTATGCACAAGGTAATCCGGCAAATTGACTCTAAGATTGTCGTTTTAATCGTGACTGTCTTGCTCGGCTCATTCTTGTACTCGGCATACGTCATGCTCAAGTACAACAGCATCATTCAGCAACTACCAGATGTAGAAGTAGTAAATAAGTAAGGAGGCCACATGGCAAGAGAAGGATACGATTACAGCTGGGGGCGACCCAGCGGCGCAGCAATTAGAGCATCGGGGCGCGACTTCGTGGTGCGCTACTTGTTCGATGATGGACAAGGCGGAAAAGGGCTAGACCAATCTGAGGTAAATGACCTACAAGCGAGTGGCATAGCTATCGCGCTTGTTTACGAGGAATATGCTAAGAGCTTCACCGGCACTGCCGCTGGTGTTTCACAAGCTCAGAAAGCTCAGGCAGCACTCAATAAGCTTTCGCTCGATAAGAACCTCCCCATCTACTTTGCGGTTGACTGGGACACGACCGAAGCCGACCAAGTAGGAATAAACGCAGCGCTCGATGGTGCCGCCTCGGTTATCGGTAAGGGCCGTGTGGGGGTTTACGGCAGCTTCTACGTGATGAATAGGGCGAAAGACCATGCAACGTGGTTCTGGCAAACCTACGCCTGGAGCGGCGGTCAGGTAGCCTCACACATTCATCTCTACCAGTACAAGAATGGACAGACGCTCTCAGGACACGCCGTTGACTTCACCCGTGCACTAAAAGACCAATTCGGCCAGACTACGACAGGAGCTACCACCCCGACTCCAGCACCCTCGCAGCCGCTTCCACCTACCGCTACGACACAGACATATACTGTGAAAAAAGGTGACACATTGTCTGGAATTGCAGCCAAATATGGGACTACTTATCAGCACTTAGCAGCTATAAACGGCATATCCAACCCGAACCTCATTTACGCCGGTCAGGTACTAAAGATTGACGGTACCACAGCAGCAACTCCGGCCTCGACAACTATATACGTGGTGAAAAAAGGCGACACACTTTCAAATATCGCCGCCAAATATGGGACTACCTACCAACATTTAGCTCGGGTAAATGGCATCGCCAACCCAAACATTATTTATCCAGGGCAATCAATAAAGATTCAGTAAGGAGCAAATATGAATATAAACTTACCAAGCAAAGTACGCGCAATACTGTACGTCTTTACGGCGCTCGGCAGCATTGTAATGACCTATCTTGCAGCTACTCAAATTGTGGGCAGTAACGAAGTTGCCGCCTGGACAGCATTTACTGCGTTTATAGCCGGCTTAGCCCGTATAAATATCACCCCAGAGGAATAGCATGTCTGAAAAATATGGAAACAAAACCTGAATATCACATTAATCCCACTAATTTTACTGACGAGGAGCTAATACGAAAAGGTAGTCGCCGTGGAAACCGACAGAACCAAATACGCTATCAACCCAACGTTTTTCTCTAACGAAAAACTCGTCGATTACATCCGCCAGAAAGAACAAGACCTGGTGAGAATCCAAACCCAGCTCGAAATGGCCTGGGAGGAACTCTATAACCGCGGAGAGGCCGACCACAAATGAGCTTCAACACTCATCACACTCTATGGATAGCCCGGCAATACCAACGAACCGGTCGTGAACCGCTCCGGCTGCGCGACCACTACGCGATGAAGCACGTCATGGATGTGCGCGATCACAACGCGCTGCACCACGAAATGCAGCCATTACCCGTCATTTCCAGGGCGCTTGCCGCCTCAGCGCTGGACTTTTTGCCACGGGTAGAAACTAGGCCGCAGCAGGAGTCTTTCACGGCCCTCATCGAACATTTTGCCTGCCTGAGTAACGGTATTGGCAAAATGGCGGTAGAAAGCGGCATGTTTGCCGAACATTTTGAGGAGCAACTAAGGTTCATGTGATGGAACGGGAGCCACGCCAGCCAAAGTTCGTTCTGAAAGTCGGCGACGAACAGTATGTCTGTACGCCGGATAATACGTTGGCTTTCTTATATGAAAAACCCGAGTACGACCATATTTTCTACATCACTCATGAAGATGAAGACTCCATGCGCGGGTACCACGTTTTCCGGCACCTTTTAGGCGACAACTTCGACCCACTGGTGAAGCGGATGATTGACGGCGGATACGGAGTGAGTAATGAGGAAGAAATCAGCGACGGCGACCTCTCAGCCTACAAAAAGAGCCTACCGGATTACTACGAGCTACCAGATCCTGAGGAAAACTGGGGCGGCACAAAAAGAGAACGAGTCAGGAACTGGGGCCATTTTGTGGCCTACCTGGCGGAACAGATTGCAAATGGAGAAGACAAACCTGCTGTATGAGCTTGTTACCAACAGGGACATACTGGTGTATATCGGCGTCCTGGCGGCCGTGGCGTATTTCGACCGAGATGACGGGGAGAGATAGCCGGAATAGCTAGATTATTCGAGGCGATATTACCATACCCCTATAATATAAGTTTGCTATTGATATTATCCGGCTAGTTTGGTATGATGTACCTAGTCAAAATCTTCCAATTCATGGCTCCAACGCAAGTCGGAGCTGTGTGTCGCATATGCGACTATGGCAGCTCCCAGAAATGGGAGCTTTTCATTTCTCCAATATAACAATCCGTCAAGAAACCCGTCGCTCTAAAAGGTAAAGTGCTAACTAATCTCTTGGGCGGCGGATTTCTGCTCATAACTTCGGTTGTGGGCGGGAAAAACAAACATTGAACAAATACTATCGTTGGGAGCAATGACGTCGTGATCCCAGCCACATTGAACGATACCTCTGAAGCACTTCTGGGGGTTATTAGATGCGGCTATTGTTAGGATGGGTAATCTGTTGGCACTGACACAATGTCAATGACAATGGGGTTAAAGGATATAAGAAACAATGACAATGAACAATGACAATGTAAGCAAGTATGCGTCATCGAAACATGTCGATACGCTAGCAGATAAACTACTCGAACATTTTGGTCTGGGGATAGATAGTAGACCGTTCATGTGTAAAGCTGCGTACAAGTTAAGCGAGGCAAATCTAATGAATAACCTGGAAATGGCCGAGAAAGGCAAGAACAAAGTTGGCCTATTCATATATTTGTGCAAGAGAGATGGGGTGTAATATGAGGTACTACTATCTCGATTTTTCCTCAATAAATCATTATGCCTCGACATTCACGGTATCGCTAATCAGATGCGTCACAAGAAGCTCGAAACGACCAAGATATACCTCCATGCGTCAGAACTCAGAAAGACTGCCGATTACGAGAAATACCACTCCAAAACCCCGATTTGACAAATGCAACTATTGACATAATCGTAATGCTTTGGTACAATAGGGGTGTTCAGTTAGCACCTTACAAAGCAGATTCGTCGAAATAACTTCGTATGAATTTGTATACTCCGGCCCGAACAGTAACCACTAGGTCGCTGGTTCGAATCCAGTCCCCGGAGCCAATGCAAGATCCTCATACGAAAGTATGGGGATTTTTTATTAGAAATTGGGGCCATAAATTGGAAGATTTTGACCCCGACGGTAATTGAAAACCCCGGTAGAAAAGGCGCTACTTAGGCCCAGCCGCTACAAATTGTTTTCAGCCTTATGACCGAGGTGGTCATAGCAATACGAAAGGTGGACACAAGAAATGAAATATGTTCTTGCGGTCGTATTAAGTGCGCTATTGCTCACTTTTACCACTCCGCACCCTAACAATCAAGTCTCAGCCAAGCAGAAACGCAAGACACATACTGTGAGCGCAGCGGCACCTGAAAAGGTCGCACCGGCGGCAACGCCCAAGACTACGGCAACACCAGCAAGCGTAACTGAGCAACCACTATCAAGCAAAGATCAACTGATGCAACAAGCTGGCATACCGCAGAGCGATTGGGAAGCTGTCGATTACATCGTCACTCACGAATCGTCTTGGAACGCTGCGGCAGTAAATGCCAGTTCTGGAGCAACAGGTCTATGCCAAGCTCTCCCCGCTTCTAAGATGGCAAGCGCCGGGGCAGATTACAAGACTAATCCCGTTACACAGCTTCGCTGGTGTCACGATTACGCGATGACACGCTACAGCGGCTGGTGGAGTGCTTTTGCATATTGGAAATTGAATCGGTGGTGGTAAGTAGAGCGCACAATCGAGCGGCCACTAGGTCTAGCTGGGAGTAATTGCCCCAGCCTCGGTACGAGTGCAATCAGGACACACAGCCGCTTAGTCGTGCGCTCTACACAAATAGCTCAATATGAGTGCCCTAAGTAAGTAGCCACGAGGCGCTAAGGCTACCGCTGGACACTCTTATTGGTTTACTTGAAATATAAACGAAAGGAGAAGATATGGCAGGAACAACAGCAGGAGGCCGCAAGGCCCGTGAAACTAATATTAAGAAGTACGGTGCAGACTTTTATGCACGTATCGGCAAAAAAGGCGGCAAACTCGGCAAGACCGGTGGCTTTGCTGCTGGCGAAGAGGGTCGAGAACGGGCGCGTATCTATGGCGCAGAGGGCGGCCGAATCAGCAAACGAGGTTTTACCCTCATAAATGGTCAGTATTTCCCAACTTCCGAAAGGAGCAAAGTATGACAGAACTACAAATTCTCGAAGAAGAAATTAAGACAAAAAAAGCAGAGAAGCTAATTCTGCAAATAGCCAGCGATGCACTGAACGGGATGAGCCCGGATGCAATCGTGGATAAATACGTGTGGGAGATAAAAAGCAGACGCAGTGACTCGCACATGGTTGCCCGGCACGACCCGTGGACCTGTGCAGACACGAACTGCTATCGCAATTCAGTAACGAAGTACGGTTTCTGTGAAGAACACTCAGACCCGGATGGAGGGGATGGCCCGGATGACTGAAGAATGGCTACTACAAGCAATAATCAAAGAATCAGGAGAATAATATGAGTAAGCAGAATCAAAAGGCTATTGAAGCCGAAGAAAAAGAACGAGAAGTTTCGACCAAACAAAAAAAGGCTGCTCCCCGCAAACCTTTTACTGATAAATTACACGATTCATGGGTGTTTGTACAGCGTTTGGCCGCTGTATTTTTCGCATTCAACCTTTTAATAGCCGGGTATATCGCAACCTCTAAAGGCTTGCAATCAGACATAAACTACATGTTTTACGGCCTGGTAATCAGCGGTAGCTGCACCATAGCAGCAGGATTAGTAAGCCTGTATGGGGCATTGATGAAAGTAGGGAAGTAATGGATGAAGATTTCCCGTATCCACATCTTGACCCGCCAGAGATCGGCAATACACCTGGCGAGCAAGTAACAAAACCAATTGTAAATAAGCCATTTTAAGGAGGCTATATGAGCTTAACAGTAAAAGAACCAACTGGCGGTGAGTTTGAGATGACACCAGAGGGCGCGTATATTGCCCGATGCATTAAAGTAATTGACCTTGGAACGCAGACTACTACCGGGCAATATGGCACTAAGGCACAGAAAAAACTTATGATTCAGTGGGAACTCCTAGACAATGACGTGAAGATGAAAGATGGTAAGCCGTTTGCTGCTAGCCAGTTCTACACCGCATCATTACACGAGAAGTCACAACTGCGCAAAGACCTTGAAGCATGGCGTGGCAAGAAATTCACCGAGGAAGAATTAGCAGGTTTCGACCTTAACAATATACTTGGTACATATTGCTACTTACAGGTAGTGCATTCGTCTGACGGACAATATGCAAACATCAACTCAATTATGAGCTACAAAGGCGACAAGCCAGAAGGGGTTAATGATCTAGTTGCTTTCGACATCAGTAACCCAGACATGGATGTATTCAATGGTTTTTCAGACAAGATGCGCGAGAAAATCCAGAATACTCCTGAATGGCAAGAGCGGCAGAAGGTACTTGAGCAATTTACTGACGATGACGAGCTGACTGGCCCAATTGATTTAAGTGAAATACCACTATAGGAGGCTGTATGATTAGTGTTACAAATAAGGTAACTGGCGAGCAAATAGGCCTGTCAATAGATACTCCGCAGGAAATCATGCAATCATGGCGACTTGCCCAAGAATATGAGAAAAACGCAAAGGAGCTACGCGAAAAACTAGCTCCTTTCGTTGATGAACTCATAAATGAAAAAGGGGTGTCAGAATCATTTGGTGGGTATATGTTCAGGCAGTCAAGCGTTCAACGGTATAAATATGATAAAGCAAAAGTGCGCGAGTACTTTGAAGATGAAGATTTAGTCGATACATTCTTAGTAGTCAATAAGAAGGTACTTGATACTTACGTCAAAGAAAATATAGACAAGTTGGACGGTTTTAGCAGGGATAAATTAGTAGAGCCAGACGGTATGCCATATTCTGTTACGAAGCTTGAAAAGCTGAAATGAGATACAACCTTGCAACTCAGCAAGGCATAGCAGACGCAAAAGAATACCTGAACGTACATATACGAGAAAAGAACTTAGTAGAGATTAAACGAGTACCTGAGGCACGAACACTGTCTCAGAACTCGTTTTTTCATTTACTGGTAGGGTTCTTTGGCTCACAAATCGGTCTATGGCCTGAAGAAGCCAAGACCGACGTAAAACGCGCTATGAAAGATATATTTGTCTACCACAAGAACGGCAAACCGTATCTCAAGAGTAGCGCCGACCTAACCAAAGACGAGATGAGCCAGGTAATAGAGCGATTGTATCTGCTTGCCGGTGAGCAAGGCGTTGAGTTACCCCTTGTAGACAATAACGAAACGCGCAGCTTGATGATGAATGAAATAGAGAGAACGAGACATATTTAACTCGAAGATTGTTAGTACGAGGGTGCTATACAGTTTTTGAAGATAGGGTGAGAAAACATGAAAGACTGGACTGGCAATACCAAGTCCACTTTCGCCACGCTTGGAGCAAGTAGCCACTCAGATCACGAACGAGAGAAACACGACTACTACGCTACCGAACCTAGCACCATAGATGACCTATTTGCTGTACATAAGTTTAGTGACGCAATCTGGGAGTGTGCTTGTGGCGAGGGTCATCTTGCAAAACAGATGGAAAACTACGGCAAAAGCGTACTGTCCACAGACCTCATAGACCGAGGATATGGAACAGGCGGTATAGATTTTCTACAAGAGCAAACGACAAAGTGGCCTGGCGACATCATCACCAACCCACCGTACAAGTACGCGAAAGAGTTTGTAGAGAAGTCACTCGAACTGATAGACGACGGCAGACAGGTAGCTATGTTTCTCAAACTTACTTTTCTTGAGGGGCAAAAGCGAAAGAAACTGTTTCAACAGCACCCACCGAAATACGTCTATGTATTCTCGGCGCGTAAGAAGTGCGCCATAAACGGTGATTTTGCTAGTACGGGCAGTAGTGCAGCAGCCTACGCCTGGTTTATTTGGGAAAAGGGTAACACTAACGAGCCAATAATCAGGTGGCTGTAAGAAAGGGTGAGAACAAACGTGCAAAACCTTAGAATCGACATTTACGGAGGCTACGCAAACGAAAAGCAGCCTGACCCCGACCACAAATACAGTTGGAAACAATACGACTATGAAACACCACAGGACTTCGTAGAACGTATCAACGAATACATACGAGATATGGTTGAGCAACTATCGGAGGATGACGACGATGACACAAACTAATTTACTAGACGAACTAGAGAAAAAGAAAGACCAAGCAATCATACGCGCTGAAATAGGCGCAAGCTATAAATGGTTTGATGAAGCCTACGATGCAGGACTTGTCCTAGCTCGTACTGGACGACCATTCACCTCAGAGTATATCTGGCGAATGATGAAGCACACCGGCTTAACTACAGCAGATAACCGAGCTATGGGGCCAGTCATGCTGAAGCTCGCCCGTGACGGCTATATCAAGTCTACTGGTAAGTTTACGAAGTCTATGCGACCAGAGCGACACCGCGCTCCTATTGCTGAATGGGTAGGGATATGAGCGCACCTAAAACACTCTACACCATGCTCACTCTTACTAACCCACCAGAACTAGTAGCACAGATACTCAGTGATAGTGAGGTCGTTAGACAATGACGTACATATCACGTTACGGCTCAAAGTACGGCAACAAACGCACCGAATACAACGGTAAACAGTACATGAGCAAATACGAAGCAAGGATAGCCCAAGAGCTAGACCTACGCATGAAGGCCGGAGAGTTCGTAAACATTGAGGCGCAATACAAAATACCGCTGTATTGCTACCTACCTGACGGCACAAAGGCGCATCTGTTCAACTACATTTGTGATTTTCGCTGTGAGCGACCAGATGGAACGTATTTACTGGTTGAAGCAAAAGGCCATGTAACAGAAACATATAGAACTAAGCGTAAACTACTCGATCTTGTATGGCTTCCAGACCACCAAGACCATGAGTTTGAGGAAGTGAGGCAATAACATGAATAGCTTAGGAGGATACAAACTCAACTATGAAAAATTTGAATCAGAGAAGTTACTTGATAGGTTACGTGCTGCTCATTTTGCTCGGCTTAAGTCTAGGCGCTCTCGTAGCACTTCTGACAGCAAACTGGTGGGCTGAATGGTTTGTGTAATTTGCACGTACCCATTCCACTCAAAGAAAACATACGGCATTTGCGAAGAATGCAGGCAGAAGCAAAAGGAACTGGGGCTGATTTAATCGGAGGCGGAGCGATGAACCACAAACTAAACTGTGAATGCTGGAGATGCAAGAGACGGTAGTGTGTGGCTTTGCAACAGTCAACAAAGGCAAGCACTGCATCATAAATGGGCATTGTGCCGTGTGTCGGATAGCTCTTTGACAATTCTGGGGTAGCCCTTTCAACGTCGGGTTATTTAAACGAAGCGACTTAGTAGCTCGCCCATAATAGAGGACAAAGTTGTGCTGCGAGCCGTACCTTAGCTGTGCGGGCCGACTAATAGCGCGGCGCAACTCCTCTATCTTTAACAAACTAATTGTGTTTCTTGTGTGGGGCGTCGGTGCCCACCCCCTATGCCTCACACCAGGAACATAAGACTAACCTAATAGGAGAAAACGTATGAGCAAACTCGAATATCCTGTGTTAACCAAAGTATTTCTGAAGCGATTAGGCATACAAAAGTGCCACCCAGAAATGATTGTCAGTAACAAGTTATCAGATAAGTACATCGTATTGTGTGCTTACTGTATGAGAAGAGATTACATACCAAAGCAACCATCTAACCTAATAGGAGAGAAACTATGACCCAACCTACAACCAGCCAACTATCCGGAAAAACCAGATAGTTCAATATCAAAGTAAACACACTAAAAAGCGAGCAACAATGAGTGACACCACAAAGAGCGTAGATGATGCGCTGTACCAAAAGATAACAGATATTTGTTTTGAGCACGGTGCTGTGACAAAACCAATGGTAGACCAGCTGTATGCACTATTCGCCAAGCAGCTACAGGAGGCTCGCAAAGAGGGTCGCAAACAGATGGGCGAAAAGATAAAGCGACACTCCGAACGGGCTGACTTCTTCAATCCTGAAGCAAAGGTCGTGTTGGCAGATACGTTCGCGTGGTTGTCTGGACTAGACGAAGACACCAAAGGAGAAACCAAATGACAAACTATAACGAAAGACTCGACAAGGCAGAGAATGAATAATATTGGCCTACGGCAAGGCGACTGTTTGGAGGTGATGAAGTCTATCCCAGACGGTAGTGTAGATATGATACTAACTGACCCACCGTACGGCACAACGGCGTGTAAGTGGGACAGCGTTATTCCGTTCGAGCCGATGTGGGCTGAATTGAAGCGTATTACTAAGCCAGATGGGGCGATAGTATTGTTTGGAAGTGAACCGTTCTCTAGTGCATTAAGAATGAGTAACATAAAGAACTACAAGTATGACTGGGTGTGGAATAAGAAAAAACCTGGGAATATATTTTTAGCGAAGTATCAGCCAATGAAAATACATGAAAACGTATTAGTTTTTAGCCTTGGGACTCATAACTACTACCCAATTATGGTGCAAAGAGAAAAGGTAAAGAAATCTAGGAATTATGGAACCGGAGAGGCTATAGGTGGTGATAGAACTCCAGAAAAGATTATTAGAGTATTTACACATAAGTATCCGCAATCAATTCAGGATTTTAGCAACTCGCACCAAAATGGTAAGGTACACCCCACCCAAAAACCAGTACCACTCCTAGAATACCTTATCAAGACCTACACCAACGAGAGTGAAACAGTCCTGGACTTCACGATGGGTAGCGGCAGCACTGGTGTGGCTTGCGTCAATACTAACCGCAACTTCATTGGTATAGAGCTAGACGAGAAGTACTTTGAGATAGCGAAAAGGCGTATAGAGGAGGCAACCAAATGACCAACTTTAACAAAAGACTAGACAAGATAATAAATAATTTATCAGGAAAATACAGCGGGAGTATTGCTGGTGCGATGTTGGCTGGTGGTAATCCCGAAGAAACCATATTTATGATGAATAAGTATGGCAAAGACACCAAGCAAGCCCTCACCTCACTCATAAAAGAACTGGTGGCGGAAGCGAAGCCAGAACTACCAGCACTATTTGCGGAATTAGATGACATTAGTGTG